ATGGCATGATCTCTTGGCCTAGAATAGCCTGCTCAATATCATCAATGTAAGAGTTATCGCCTGTGACACGGCGTACTACATTGTCCATGTAGCGGCCTACTGTGCTGCCCCATGACTCACGGCCTTGTCCATCAAAGTATTTAGCATAGCGTGACTTGTGAATGAATGCTTGGTAGTCTGTTGCTAATTGGTTGCTCATCTGTTGTCCCCTGATCCTTTAATAACGCCACGTCTTGCACGGCTGTTTAGTTTATCCATGTTAGTCTGTAGTACCTCTGTGAGGTCGCTGTTAAAGTAATTGGCTAGTGCTGTAGCGTAGAACACAACGTCACCTAGCTCTTTAACAATATCATCTGGGTTAATCTTGCTTGAGTCACGTAGTAGCTTCTTGATCTTCTCAGCCACCTCGCCTGCCTCACCGACTAACCCTAGTGTGTTCTCTACTAGCCGTGTCTCTCCCTTTGTTACGATCTTACCCTCAACCCAGTACGAATAGTCCTGAGCACTAACGTCTGCCATGGTGGCGAATGCGTCTATGTCTTCCTGAGTAATCATTGTCTCTCTCTCACGTTTAAGTTCTCTAGCTCAACATCATCTATGTCATAGATAATATCTGTAATCAAGTCATGAATGTCTTGCTCATGACTGTCTTCGTATGAGGATAGTATATTGTTGCTGTCATCTAACTTAGCAACAAACGTCACGCTAAACTTCTTCATGCACTACCCTCTGTCTTAGTCCAGCGACCTAGTGTGTAAACGTTGCCCTCTACTGAGACTTCCTGCAACTCCTCTAGCTCTACTTCTGCTTCATGAAACTCATCAGGGAACATGGCCTGCATTATATCAGATCTTATATCAGAGAAGTCCTCCCAAGCATCAGGGTATATCTCTAAGAACTTCTGTGCTGCAGACATAGTAAGCGCCTCATCTAGTGCAGCTCTCATACCATCCTCAGAACCAGCAGAACCAAACACCATACCTGTCTTGATGTTACCGTTCCACTCACCATCTTCAATCACAGGGGATAATACTATAGCTACATCACCAGGTTTAATCTCGTAGGCCATTACATTCTCCTTTTAACTTTGACACGTTGCTCTTTCATACGAGAGCCTTTTTCTTTCAGCCATTCTTCTGGTATCACACGATGCGCCCATTGAAAGCCCTTCTGATCACACCAGTCGCAGTACCTACTCTTAGCTCCCTTGTAAAGCTTTGAATTAGCATTACTAAATACAAAACGAATATCTAGTGTAGGATGCTGTCGCTGTATCTCTATGTGTTTACGCCTATCTGCAGCAGAAAACAAGCCCTTCATCTCAATTATGACACCATTGTCTAACTCAAAGTCAGGTGTGTAAGTACGGTACTTTAGATCTTCCCATTCGATCTTTAGCTTTTCATAGGCTACGATCTTCTGTCTGTCCTTGAGGTACGCAGCAGCCTCTACTTCAAGACCACTGCGATACAAACGTGAGTTATGTCTTCTAGCCATACTTATACTCAGGTGCTATGTAAGTATAGTCAACCTCCTGTGGGTTCTTAGACTTACTAGGGATGCTAGGACGTGGCTGCAAGTTAGTGTGGCACTTGTGCTTGAAGCTACAGAACTTACACCCTGATGGTAACACCCAGTTGCCTGTCTTCTTACGGTAGAATGTCTCTTCGACAGGCTCATAGCAACGCTCAAACGGTTCATCGTTATCAATGTAGTCCACGAGAGCTTGGATCTCTGATAGTACAGCTTCCTTGTCCACTCCCTCAGAGGCGTCTACATACTTGAACTGTCCGTTTGCTTTGTTGACTACCCACCAACCACCTACATCCTTTCCAGCGCCCTCTGCGTAGCCCACAAGCTGTGCCACGTAGCCAAAGCTGTCACCCTGTGCAAGTGTATCGAAGGATGCAAACTTGTTATCGTATGACCACGGGGATGCAGACTTAACATCGTCAATACGCCCGTCCATCTCCATGTCGTACTCACCCTTGATCTCCTGACCATGAGGTAACTTGAGTGTAACCCTATCGTTATCCTTAAACTCTACACCAGCAGAGCGAAGTACACCCTTGAACACAGCCTCAACAATATCGCCAAGGATCATGTTCATCAGGAACGCAGGAGGGAATGGTGTCTTGTCTTCTGGATCGTTCTTCTCAAACCACAGCTGACACTTAGGCTTACCAATGTTAGACATACGTAAGCGAAACTTATCACGAGGGCCACTATCAAACTGCTTATACAAAGCAGCCTCAACATCGGAGGCGACTTGTTTAGCCACCTCCTCTGTCATAGTAGTCTCGCCAGCCATAGCCTTCTGTAAGAAGTTAAAGACCTTTAACTCAGCGGGATGATTCATTACTCCACCTCAATGAAGTCGTTGTTGAGGATGTCATTAACCATAGCCTCATCAGAGGCAGACAGATCCTTATTGCTACGCTCATTGTGTAGATCCAGCACCTTGCCATTCATGTACTCAACAAGATCAATGAAGTCTTTTAGTGTATCATTGTCGCTGTCAGAAAGATCAACGCTGCTGCCTAGCTTGGCTTCGATCCTACCAAACTTAGCGCCTGTAGGAATGCTATCCTCTACACCCACCATTTTAATGGTAGACATGATAGGCAGCAGGTTCTTACGGCTCAAGCCATTCAGTACAGCATCAATGCTCTTGAGTGAGTCACGGTTCTTAACATCCATAACCACAGGCACATCAGTAAAGTCACCTGTCACAGGCTCACCCTTGTCATTGATAGGGTTGTCTAGTGTGACTGTAGCAAAGAATACCTTGACACGCTTGACTGAACGCATGATCTGTTTGGTAGCCTCAGGCAGTGACTGGAAGTCTTCGATGTATCCTGTAGGACGCCCAAGGTTAAACCCACCCACGCTATCCTTCATGTCACCGTTGAGTGAGTTAGACATGACAGACTTCTCCATCTCCTCTGTCTCACTATTCCAGCGCTGCCACTGATTACGCTGAGCGAATACACGTAGGGTAATACCATTGCTGTATACCTTGTCTTCACCCTGCACCAGAGTGAATGCACCTATTGGCACAACCTCTGTCTTGATTGTCTTACCGTTAAACTCCACCTCACCCATGATAGGCTGGTGGATCATACCGACACGTGCAATAGATGGCGTGGCCTGCTGTGTTGGTGCAGAAGACACACCCATAAGCTCAGCCATAGACTGTCCACGATCTGCTGCGATTGCTAGTTCATTGCTCATTTCTATATCCTTTTAATAGAGTCAAAGAGTACCTAGTTATACCTCAAACATCCACTGTGTCAAGCCAGTTGGGGCCGATTTTAGCTTCTAATAGTAGAGGCACATTCATTCTTATTCCATACACTGACTCAACTAGATCAGTCAAGCCCTCATTCATATCATTTACCATACCTAGTACCTGATCTACTTCGTCAGGGTGTATGTCAATTACTGTTGAGTCATGCACAGTATTCACGAGACAGGATTGCATAGGTTCAAGACGCTTGTACATCTCATTTAGTACGACAGGTACGACATCACCTGTTGCAAAGCCCTGCACTGGATAGTTCTTGATCATAGTGAAGTGTGTTACACTCCCGTTTGACCTACGAGATATGTCAGGGAAAGCGTACTGTCTGCCTGACACGTTAGTAATCTTATTGAAGCGCATTGCCTCCTCACCTAAGTTCTTATGCCATGCCGCAATCCCCTTATACTTATCAATGAACTGAATGTAGTATGCCTCCTCTGCCTTACTTCTGCCATAACCTGTAGCCCCAAAGAGGGGCGCAAACGTGTGTTCCTTGGCTTGCTGGCGTGTCGTAGGCTGACCTGCATCAGAGATAACCTTGGCTGTGTAGCTGTGAACATCGAACCCTGTGTTGATCTCCTCCATAGCAGTCTCATCCTGGGCTAGGTATGCAGCAGTACGAAACTCAAGCTGAGCAAAGTCTGCCTCACAGATCTGTCCACCCTTCCAGCGTGACACAAACACACGCTTAACAGGGAACGTACCCCCACGAGGCATGTTCTGCATGTTAGGTTCCTTACCACTGAAACGTCCAGTAGCTGTCACACTCTGGGTGAGCGTAGCATGTAGGAAACCATCATCCTTTGAGTAGATACCTATGCCATCCACAAACGTAGACAGGTAGCTGCGGATGGCTGAGTAACGCAGATAGTCTTGCAGGAAAGAGACAGCATCATCCTTTTTGTGTGTCTTTGCTGTACCTATTAGCTGCTGTATCTTGTCCTTACTTGTGCTGAAACCATTGGCGCTTACCCACTTTTTGCTAGGTGCTGAGAAGCGCAGCCCAGCAACCTGCTGTGTCTGTGTTAGTTGAAAGCCACGAGCATCACAGTCCTTGCACTTGTTAGGTTTAGCAAACTTGGTGCCGTCCTTCTTAGTCTTGTATGTCTTGCCTAACCCCTCGCATGTAGGGCAGGTGAATGCCTTAGTGCGATAGATGGTATGGCTGTTAGACTTTACTGCTGAGCGGAATTCCGCCGAATCTTTAGTGAACTCAAATAGGCCATCCCATTCCTTCTTGTTATTCATACGGACACTAAACACAACCTGTGACATCTGCTCTGGTGAGCCTATGTTGATAGGCGTGTCGCCCATTAGTTCACGCACCTTGCTTTGCAGACGGGTCTCTAGCTCTGAGCGTTCATCCTCAAACTGCTCACGCACCTTCTCTAGTTCTTCAAGATCCACCCTGATTCCTGACATGTACATTCTGGTGAGGGTCTTACAGGTATTGAAGGTGACATCTCTGACGGTGTGTAGGGACTTAC